CGGAAGTGGGCAAAGACGTGGGTCTGGAACGAAGAACGTACCCGAGTCTATGCCCCGAAAGGGGTCAATCCGAATGACGCCGGGGCGGTCTGGCACAGCAAAGTTCTCGGGCAGTTCCCGCTCACGCTCGACGAGCAGGGGCTCATTCCCCACAACTGGGTACGCCGCGCTCAGCAAATTGATCTGCCGCCTTTCGGGGCTCACCGGCTTGGACTTGATGTTGGCGGTGGCGGAGATTCAAGCTGTTGTGCTGAAGCACATGGACCGGTGGTCCGCATCAGGTGGGAAAACCGAAATCCAGACACGATGCAAACGACTGGACTTTTAATTTCGACGTTGAAGGAAACAGGGGCGAGTTCCGCGAATGTCGATATTATCGGTATTGGACGTGGTGTCGTGGATCGTGCTCGCGAACAGAATCACCCGGTCGAGGGGATCAATGTTGGAGAAAAAGCGTTAGATGAAACGGCTTTCGCGAATCGACGAGCAGAGTTGTGGTGGAAGGCACGAGAGAAGTTTGAAAACGCGCAAGTGGATCTCGATCCCAACGACGAAGAGTTGGCAGACGAACTTATTTCGATTCGCTATAAGAGGCTTTCGAATGGCAAGATCCAGATTGAAACCAAAGACGAAGCCAAGAAGCGCGGCGTAAGTTCACCCAACCGAGCAGATGCACTGATGCTGGCGCTAGCCGAAGAAAAACCGAAAATGCGGCGAGCAACATGGGGTAGGAACTGATGGTATCTATGCTACGTACGGCGTCCGCCATGCTGTCTCGAGCAGCACTGGCCTCCTACCTTGGCAAGACGTTCGGCGGAAATCGGGATCTGTACAATGCTCTTGGCTACGACCGAGATCTATCCCCGGCCAAATATCGGTTTCGGTATCGACGGAATTCCGTCGCGGCCCGCGTTATCGAGGCTTTTCCCAAAGGAACGTGGCGCGGGTCCCGTGTTGAGCTCATTGAGAACGAAGATCCTACCGTTATCACTCCATTCGAGAAAGCCTGGATAGATCTGTCTACCCGCCTCTCGATCTGGCCGACGTTGATGAAGGCCGATATTTTGGCTGGTTTGGGGCAGTACGCGGTGGTCCTTCTAGGAGGGCCAGGAGAGCTTAAATCGAGTCTTCCACGGACCGTAAATCCCGAGAATTTGGTATTTCTAAGCGTTTATTCGCAAGAAAATGCCGTAATTAAGACTTTCGAAGACCGTACGAGCTCCGAAAGGTATGGTCAACCTCTAATCTACGAATTGAAGGGTTTAAAGACTCGAGATACGGGCTCTACGCCGGTACACTGGTCACGGATCATCCATATCGCCGATGGGACACTGGATGAGCCGATGTATGGGACGCCGCGATTGGAACGGGTATGGAATCTGTTGGATGATTTGGAAAAAATTACTGGTGCCGGGGCTGAGGCGTTCTGGCTGCGGGCGCATCAAGGATATCAATTCGACTTGGATCCTGAAATTGAGTTAGATTCAGCGGGCGAAAAGGCGTTGTCAGATGAAGCAGATGAATTTGCCAACGGGCTGCGAAGAATTGTACGAACTCGCGGCGTTAAACTCAATGCTCTCGGATCAGACGTCGCAGACTTTAACTCTAACGTCCTTTCCGTTGTCGCCCAAATCAGTTCTGGTACTGGTATCCCACAGCGAATTCTTCTTGGGTCAGAGCAGGGGCAGTTGGCTTCTGAACAAGATCGTGTTAATTGGTCCGAACGAGTGCAGGATCGACGTACCGAGTTTGCTGGACCCGCCGTTGTCAATCAGTTAGTGAATCGCCTCATCAAGTTTAAAGTCCTCCCGGAGCCGCAGCAGGAGTGGATTATTCGCTGGCCGAGGGTGTTCGATCTGTCGGAGGGCGAGCGGATTAAGTTGGCGCAGGGCGTGGCGGACGTCAACCAGAAATTTAAGAAGGAAGTGGTACTCGCGAACGAAGTACGGGATCTGTACTTCGGCTTCGATAAAGTTAAAGAAGATCTTATGCTTCCTATTGGGAACAAAGTTGATTCCGAGTTCGAGACACAAACAGGGGATCCCACCAACAGTCCAAATCCCACCAAGCCCGGAAAGAATTAACCCTTGTTCTTTTAGGAAAAACGTGCTATCATGTCGCTGGTTTCCATTCTAATTCCATCGAGAAACGAGCGATTTCTTGTTTCTACAGTAAACGATCTATTATCAAAAGCTACTGGAGAAATAGAAATCGTGGTGGTGCAAGATGGATATTGGGACCCAAACCTACCACGATCCGACAAACGCATCAAAGAACTGCATCATGGCCGAGCCAAGGGCATGAGGCCTGCATTAAACGCTGCCGCGGAGATCGCTAAAGGAGATTTTCTTCTTAAGTGTGATGCTCATACGATGTGGGACGTTGGCTTTGATGAAAAACTTAAAAATGATTACCATGAAGATAATTGGGTGCTTACACCCCGTCGATACGCATTAGATCCCGAAAAGTGGGAGATTGAGACAGGCAACCCAAAGTACCCAGTGGACGCCCACTTCCTGTCTAATCCTTATGAACGGCCTAATGACCCGACGTGTGGTATGCACGGCACTCCGTGGACGGCTAGACGTGAAGCTCGAAAAGATGTACTTCTTGACGAAGAAATGAGTTCGCAGGGTTCTGCGTGGTTTATGTCCCGTAAGAATTGGAATCGCGTTGCTCCAATGGATATTGAGCAATACGGCAATTTTTACATGGAGATGCAGGAACTTGGCTTAAAGACATGGATGCTTGGTGGCGCGCATATGATCACCAAGAATACATGGTACGCGCATCTCCGCAAGGGACAGAAGTATGGTCGTGGCTATGCGTTGGGACCAGAAGGTCATCGACGGGGTCACGAATACGGTGTTGACTTCTGGATGAAAGATAAGCTCCCCGGCGCAGTGCGAACGATGCGGTGGCTTGTAGAACGATTTGCTCCGGTGCCGACATGGCAACTGTAGAAGGACTTCGTAATTTCGTTCAGAATCGACTTAACTCAGCTACTGAGCCAAGTCCCATTGAATTAAAGCTCGGTCGAAATGATTTAGCGTGCCTATTTCAAGCACTTGGTTTCACCAAAGGTGCGGAGATTGGTGTCGAGCAGGGGTTGTATTCACAAGTGCTGTGCGAGTGTAATCCTGACCTCGAGCTGCTGTGCGTCGATGCGTGGCAGGCGTATCCAGGGTATCGGGAGCATGTGTCACAAGCAAAACTCGACCAGTTCTACGCGCAGACACAGCGACGACTGGCGCCCTATCGTGTTAAATTCGCGCGAGTGGAGAGCGTCGATGCAGCGACTGATGTCGAGGACGGATCACTGGACTTTATTTATCTGGATGCGAATCACACGTTACCATTCGTGATTGCCGATCTGGAGGCATGGACACCGAAGGTCAGAAAAGGTGGCATCATCAGTGGTCATGACTATGGACGATCCAGCGTGGGGCATGTGCGGGAAGCCGTGATAGCTTGGACACAGGCCTATCGAATCGAGCCGTGGATTCTGTTAACGGCTGACCGTTCGCCGAGTTGGTTGTGGGTGCAGAAATGAGTTGGCATGTGTGCCCCGTGATGCCGAGCGTGTTAGCCGTGGCGGATTATCTTACGCATTTATATCCGCTAATCATTGTTTTTGACGAAAAAATTGAACCGGGCATTCTCTACGTCGATCACCGTTCTTTAGAGGTCCGTATTCACCCGGATGCGAAGAACGTGAAACCCGGTGGAACGGCGGGCTGGTCGAATCATGGCTGAATTGTCAGTATTGATTCCGGCGCGCAATGAACGGTGGCTTTCTCGAACTGTTGAGGATGTAATTTCACATATCCAGGCTGATACAGAAGTCATTATTATTCTTGATGGAGCATGGCCTGAGCCGGGGTATGAGCTGATACAGCACAACAATGTCCATGCTGTCTATCTTCCAGAAGCTATAGGTCAGCGAGCAGCGACAAATTTAGCGGCGAAAATTAGCACGTCGAAGTTCATTATGAAACTCGACGGACACTGCGCGGTTGCTGATGGATTCGATAAAGAACTTATTGAATCAGCAAAGACTTTAGGCCCAGAGACGACACAGATACCGGCGCAGTACAATCTTCACGTGTTTGACTGGTTATGTGATGCTTGTGGGCGGCGGGATTATCAGGGGCCAACACTTGAAGGCTGTCGTGCTTGCAATTCCCCGGTTCGCATGGATATTGTGTGGAATCCAATACGTCGCCGCACAGAATTTTGGCGATTTGATTCAGAATTAAAATTCCAATATTGGGGTGAATATAAAAACCGTTCTGAATCAAAAGAAGAAATTTGCGATGTAATGACTAGTCTCGGCGCCTGTTTCTTCATGGAGCGCGAGCGGTTCTGGC